TACCACCTGGACTACCACCACCGCCACCACCACCAGTGGTCCAGCTTAGATTGCCCAGACCATCTGTAGTAAGAACTTGGCCATTCAAGCCACCAGTGATATGTAAGTTACCCACATACCCCAGGGCAACATTGCTGGTGTTAGTTGCATCAAAACGATTGCCTACATTCAATCTGCCATTTGCAGTGATGTTGTTTGATGTTATATTAGCGGTACTATTTAAGTTTCCAGTTAGCTGCAAGAAACTCAAAGTACCCAGGCTAGTGATGTTGGGTTGTGCACTGTCACTGACCTGACCAGCAACATTGGCAAATCCTACTGTTCCGGAAATATTAGCGCCATTGATATTTGCTATTCCGTAACCATTACCTGAAAAATTGGTGGCCGACAATGTGTTTGTTGAGCCGTTCCAGGACAAGCCAGCGGTGCCACCAAATGTACCATTATTGTTAAATTGAATCTGTCCGTTACTACCACCGGGTAATTGTCCCCCAGCTACCCAATTCAGATTACCAGCGCCGTCTGTGCTCAACACATAACTGGGAGCACCACCTAAAATTATTACATTTCCCACATTGCCTAAGTTAGCTGTATCAGTAACAACTAAATTAGCAACGGTCACAGTATTGCTTGTTTCAGTAAAAGTAAATGTGTTACTACCGTTGAACAAACCACTGTCATTGTATTGTATGGATGTAGCCGCGCCGCCAGGACTTCCATTGCCACTACTGGGCTCCTGCCAACTTAAATTGCCCGCTCCGTCTGTACTAAGAACGTATCCACTTGTACCACCACCAATAGTAATATCTTGTACATTACCTAAGTTAACATTACCAGTTGCGTTTAAGTTAAACACATGAGCATCAGCCCAGCGATTACTTGATGTTCCCAGAACATATGCATTGTCTGTTTGAGGTACGATATTACCAGCGATACTCAAAAGCTGATTGGTATTGTCCCAGATGAAATTTGCGTTACCAGTGACTTCGGGTATGATACTATCATCTGTCCAGATATTTCCCAGTTCACTGGTAATTATTGTGCCACTGCTGCCAACTGTTATGAACAAATTGCCAGCATAATCAGTGGCGCGTAAATTTTTATTGACCCCAGTTGCCAGGGTATTCCAGACTACATTATCATCGCTGCTTAAACCTCGACCATTTTGGCCGAATGCGTATAACCAGGTGTTACCGGCCAGATTGGCTGCATTGATGACATTAAGGTCGTCCATAACACCGCTGGTACGAGTGCTCCAGACTGCGCCATCACTGCTGGCTGCGATAAGACCACTATCTCCCACCACCACAAAACTTGTACCATCATAGGTCACACTACGCAACACATTACTGTAGGGACTTCCCACATCAACCCATATGATGGCGTCTGCACTTTGTAATATAACCCCATCACCGCCCACTGCTACCCATCCCAATGAGGGTTCGCTATAAGTGACGCCCAACAAATCATCTGCTGTTCCACTTGTTCGCTGTGTCCAGGTTATGCCATTATTACTGGTATAAATTGCACCAGCATCACCCACTACTACAAATTGTGGTGTTGCTGCAGGAGAGTAAGCCAGATTTCTGACATTGACTGCTGCTGGCAAACTAATGTTGAACCAGCTCACACCATCAGTACTACTATAAATGTTTCCAGCCAATCCAGTAAGAATAAAACTGGTATCAGTTGCATGCAAACCAGTAACGGTTGCAGCAAATGGACTAGGCAAATCTATCCAACTTGTGCCGTCCGTACTACTGTAAAGTTTGTCTTGTGCTGCTACTAAGTAGGTACCTGCCACATAGGCAACACCCACTAGTGTGGCAGGGGCACGAAACTGAATAGCACCTTCAGGGCCCTGAGCACCGGCAGCAAGATACAACTCTCCAAAGTTATTATTGATTTTACTAAAGGCGACACGTAGTGGGTCGCCAGAGCCATCGTTGGGTAACGCGCCTATATTAATGATTTCTTGTGCCATCGTAAATCCCAGTTTATATGTTATTTATCTATATCCAGATTTAAACCAAGTGTGGTACACTAAATCCAGATATGTTAAGATCACAACCAATCAGACCAGTATGTACTAGATGCCAAAAACTACCTGCAAGATCCAATGGAACTAGTGTTCTAGGATATACCAGGTGGCACAAATATTGTAATAACTGTGCCCGTGAAATGTACAGAAATCGTGGCCGCAAAGAAATGGCATGCGATAACTGTGGATTTCAGGCTGTTGATAGCAGCCAGATTTGCTATGTTGATGGTCACAGCATTTGTGCAAACTGCAACGCTGTAAGATTGAAACGATTGCGTAAGAGAAAAGAACTCACTGTGGATGCCACACTGGATTGGGGCAATATAAGATTGTAGCCAACAAAAAGGGAGACCAGAGTCTCCCAGTTTGCTTCCCATCCCGATTGAGAAAGTTTGTATAATGGTATTTATGCTTGTTGCAATAAAATCCTGGATCATGTAGGATTACTGGAAAGTGACATTTGTTATAGCGTGAGATAAATACTGGCATGGGCACACCAATTTTCAATGATTCCAAATACACTCGCTGGTACTATGCTGTTATCCAAAAACGCAGGCTACCAGAAGATGCACCCAATAGCGAAATGCACCACATCATTCCACGATCACTGGGCGGCGGTGATGATCCAGCGAATCTGGTACGACTATCATACCATGATCATGCCTGGTGTCACTGGTTACTGACCAAAATGACCAGTGGTGCTGCGTTAGCCAAAATGCGCTATGCTTTCAACATGATGCGTGTGGGTGGTGAACACATGGGTCGTGTGCTGGACCATAGGATAGTTCGTGCTTATGAACGCAATCGCCTTGAGTTGATACGCCAGCACAGTGAGTTTATGCGTGGCAGAGAACCCTGGAACAAGGGCAAACAACTTGAGGGGGAACAGTACAAGGGCGGCAGGAAGAATAAGGGTAAAAAACGCAGTGCCGCTACCATTGAAAAGAGGATAAAATCACTTTTATCAAACGGAAATAACAAAAGATCAGAAGAAACTAAGAAAAAAATGAGTGAGAGGCAAATCGGAGTTCCCCGAGGTCCACATTCAGAAGAACACAAACTTGCAATAAGCCAAGGAAGCAAAGGTCATAAAAAAGTCAGTTCTCACGGAGAGAATGTACGCAATGCAGTCAAAGGAAACATCAGTATAAACAAAGATGGGGTTGAGAAAAAAATCAAAGAGCCTGATTTACAATATTGGCTGGATAACGGTTGGCAAAGGGGAGGTCGTAAACGTTCATAAAAAAAGGGAACCGAAGTTCCCTTTTTTATTTGAGATGCTATCTCTATCGTACCATTTTCACTGAAAGGTGACGTTTGTGATGGCTATTTCTCCGAGGTAGTCAGCGGCATTGCCGAAACTACTTGCGGTGTTTGTCAATTCGACGTATCCGTAACGGGTCATAAATGACACAACTGGTTCGAATGTTGATGGATCCAACACAACGCCACTGCTCATCAAGGGAATGTATGGGCAGTAGAAAGCGGCAGCATCAGTCTCGCTTGAACCCTTGTAGCCAACCAGAACTGGTGTGCCACTTGGAGCATAACTATCAACGAACACACGCATTGCGTTGTTCAGTGTACCCACAAACTTGGTGTTTGTTGGGGCTTCGAAAGTACCTTCTGTAGTACGAGCAAAAGCACTGGTTGTAGCACTTTGCAGCACTGTCAGAGCCTCACTACTTACCACAGCCCAGTTACCAGCACCGCGACGAGTGCGCTGTGCGATCAGGTTAGCAACACGGTTGATCAGAACGGCCAGAGCGGCGTGTTCGTCACCAACGAATGTAGCAGTACCAGAAACGGTAGCTTGGTTGTATGTGAACTCTGTAGCAGCCAGACTACGCAGGCTCAACAGAATTTCTTGGTCGATTTCAGCAGTAATTTCCTGTGCCAGAGCGGCCATGATTTCGGCTTCAACGTCGATACCATGCTGACTCTGTGCATCCTGGGCTGCTTCGAATGTCCAACGAGCTTGCAACTTGCGGCTCTTGGCTTCAACAGCTTGACGCAGAATCTGGACACTGATGGGCTTACCGCCGTTACCTTCCAGAGTTGCTGTGTCAGCAGCGGTATAGAAGGGAGGTGTACCAGCGGCTGTGTTTGTGCCGTTGGGTGTGCGTGAGTAAGCCTGAGCAATCTTGAATGGGCTCAGAGCTTCGTCACCAGCGTAAACGCCGGCCACATTGTCAGGATCGCTGGCACCATAAGGACCCAGGTTCTGAGCGTAACGAACACGCAGAGTATGGATCTGACCAACAGGACCTGTCATGGGCTGAACACCAACCAGTTCGTTAGCGATAACGGTGGGCATCACACGACGGATAACTGGCAGAATCACACGGTTCAGTGTGGCGATGTTGCCAGCAACAGTTGTACCAGCTGAACTTTCAGCCAGCAACTGCTTACGAGTATTTTCAAGAATCACGGACATAGATGTACGGCGTGTTCCCTGGAGACCTTCTAGAAGGGCTTCTTTTGTTTCGCCCCAACGGCTCTCTAATAGTACCTTAGACATGTTACATATTCTCCTTGTATAGTATGTCAATTAAAGCCCTGCCAGACGTTTGAAGTCAATCAGGTTGTCCCTATCTTCAACTTCAACTTCGGTCTTTGCGGCAGATTTATCACCAGTTACTTCAACACTTTCACTGATCAGTTGCTTCTTTGCAGGAGCAGTTTTTTCAGCAGCGGTGTTTAGTACGGCTGGTAGATACTTGTCAAAAGCGGCCTTTAGCTTTGGTGTCTGGACGCTTTCTAGTAAGTTACGCATTACGCCAGCTTTTTCTTCGTTCAATGTGCCGAGTAACTCGGACATTGTTTTTTCACGAAGATTGCTTTCTTTGATGATGCGAACTTCACGTTCTTTGTTTTCAACCAATAGTTTGGCTTCTTTGGTTGCCTTGATAGATTCGGCCAGTTTTTGATCTTTCTCCACAAGTTGAGCCATCAACTTGCGTGTTTCTGCCTTTTCGTTCAAGTGGGTTGCACTGAACTCGGCTGCGAAAGCCTCAAACAGACGACGACCAAAAGCACTCTCACGTGCGCTCTTGATATCTTCCTTCAACTGACTGATTTCACCCTTGAGTTGTTTAGCTACTGCTTCGTTCAACTTCTTGGCACTTTCGCTAATGAACTTAGCCTTCAGTGCTTCAAGTTGGGTCTTGGCTTCTGCAACAAGTTTGACCTTGGCTTCAACCACAGCACGCTTGTCTTGCTCAAATTCTTTAATTTCGCGGGCCAGAGCTTTTACTACGAATTGCTCTAGTTTTTCACGACTTTCCATTTGAGTCTTGCGATCAGCACGCAGTTCACGAATCTCTTCGGCTAGTTTAGTAACCATGAAATCATTGAAACGTTGTGCGTTTTCACTTAGCTTTTGCTGGGCTTTCACACGGTCTTCCATCATTGCTTGGCGCTCTTGCTGGAATTCAGCAATTTCGCTGCTCAGACCTTCAGTAACCATCTTATCCAGGGCTTCTACCATTACATTCTTATCATGTTCGTATTTTTGTGCGAACTCCTCACGCAGTTCAGCACGAACTTGATTGCGAGCTTCATTTAGCTTTGACTCCCAGGCTTCATTAATAGCCTGTGCTGTCTCAGCATTCACTACGCCACTCTCAAGTAATGGTTTGATAGCATCAAACATGCTTTATCCCCTTATTTGATTTTTAGATCCTTGATGAGTCGAGTTACCTCTTCTCTCAAGTATTTTTGAACACGTGCGTCCTGGTCCAGTTTTTGTCCCTTTAGATTATCCAGCACACGATGGCCATGACGCATGTTCATGAGTCCTTCGTAAATTGCTTTGGGATAAGCGTTGGGGGCACTGGGCTGGGCCACAATGTCCACAGTGACTATTTCAAAATCACTGACTTTGCCTGTAGCATCATCAACGTTGCCGCTGCCTCTGCTACTAACGCCGAGTTTGACACCACTCTGCAACATGGTACTAACAAGTTGTCCCATGGGAGTGGGTAGAATCTTTAATTTGCCAAATCCGTTAGGACCATCCATCCACATGTTAACAATCATGTGGCTCACACGATCCAGATTGATTTTCAGGTCATCAGGATGATCAACTTCACCCAGGACACTGTGCCCATTGGTGATTTGCTCATTCAACTGTTCAACGGCTTTTTCAATCTCAGGCACGGGATACACACGCTCATTGGCGTTGCGTACCCCACCCTGAATGAAAATCCCCTTCATGTAAAGAGATTTTCCACTACCTTCACCATCACTTTCGACCACCATGTTGGCACGGTCGAAAGTTAGGTTTTCTTTTAGGTACAAAGCCATTTGTCCTAATCCTTACTTCACAATACGCTTGACTGGCTTCTTGCCTTCAGCCACTGGACTGCGCTTGTTTGCACCGTCATCACCATGCTTGGCCTTGGGGGCAGCTTCAGTCTTGGCACCATCTACACCAGGAGAGTTCTTGAACTGACCTGCATGTGGCAGACTGCCTTCCTTCTTGGTGTACTCGTTACTAGGAGCCTTGGGGCTGCTGGGAGGTGTCTCATGGTCACCAGCGAACTTCACTGGCTTACTGGCCATGCCTGTGGCACCACTATTGGCGGCAACTGGGCTTTTCTTTTGGGCACCGTCATCACCATGCTTGGGTGCAGCTACTTTCTGAAGTTGGACGCTTTCCATAACGCCACCTTCTTCCTCTTCGCCAGCTTCTTCGCCGCCCATTTCGTCGCCTTCGGCATCTTCTTCGTCGGCCATCATGGCTTCAAATTCAGCCATTAATTCGTCCAACTTATCTTCCAGGTCAACTACGCGGTCTTCCAGATCGCCTTCGCCTTCTTCATCACCGGCCATGGCTTCTTCGTCGCCCATTTCAACATCCATTTCGGCATCCATGTCCATTTCGCCGTCGTCGTCACCAACGTCAACGTCAAAATCGCCGTCCTCTTCTTCCTCGGCTTCACCGTCCATTTCCATCATGCCTTCCATGCCTTCTTCTTCGACCTCAATTTCGTCCATTAGGCCAGATACTTGGTCTTCTTCTAGGCTTTCTTCAGCCATGATGTTTTCATAAATTTCACGACTCTTTTCTACAACGATTTCGTGAAACAATTGTTCTGCGCGCTCTTGATCCTCATTGATGATGAGGTCAATTAGCTTTTCAAATTTTGCTGTGCTCATTTGTTCTCCTTAGGTAAAATGGCTTTGGTAGAAGTATTTAGCGGCTATGCTGGAAAACAACGCAAAATAGCGTATTTTTTTGCATTTTTGCCGAAACCCGGGAGTTTTAATGGTTACAGGGTGGGTCCTGTTGTTACAGGAGCGTATTGTTTGCGTATTTTTTTCAAGTCATTTGCTCGTTCAAATGCCTGAACTTCGTTCATTTTACGAATTTTATTGATCTGGCCCAGTGTTAATTTGGTTTTGCGAGTTTCACCCCAGACAGGCTGACTGTGGTCGTCCTGCACATCTTGCCATCCCGTGGGCGCTGCTTCGTAAAATTCTCTGAGTATCATACCATTATTTATACTGGAGGTGGCGCAGTTGCGGCTGCACCAGCACCTGGTTCACCACTGGGTGTGGCTACTGGTGCTGTAACTTCAGGAGCCATGCCTTCATCAGGTGGTTGATTTTCATCTGGTATGTTTTCAGCAGCTTCAATATCGCCCTCAATATCAGCACTACTAAGACCAATACTACGCAAATCTTTGCCCTTGGCAGTTTCATCTTCAGGCTCAGTGCGTTCTTCAGACCAGAGTTTCTGATTTTCTTTGATTTCTTCTTCAGTCAAGCCCAGGAATCGCTTCATGGCAAATCTGGTACTCATATAGGGCAATTGGGCAATGGTAGTAAATGTGTTTACACGACTGGTATCCAGTTCTGCCTGACGATAACTAGCAAAGTTTTGTGGTGGATTGAATGTGATATCAAACAGGCCACTATCAATATTGAAACCACGCCAGCGCAGGAACAACTTGAATTCTTCATTTAATTTGCGAGCAATATAGCCCTGCAGGCGCTCGCAATACTGGTTGAAACGATATTCCTGAATCAGGGCAGTGCCCACTTTGCCATCTACTAATGGGCGCTCACTATCTTCTGGACCTGTGGGCAAATAACTACTGGGCACACGCAACCCACGAGCCAGTCTGTTATTGAAATATTTTAGGTCATCAATTTCACCCAGATTCTGACCACCTGGTAGCACATCAACGGTGCTACCACGGCCATCAGCAGTAACTGGGAAGAAGTAATCTTCGTTGATACTCAAGGGATTGTATGTGGCATCTAATACGCTCTGTCCCCCGTGAACACTGGGTATGCGGCGTTGGTGGATTTCATCTTTGATGCGATTCACAAACTGCATGGCAATGTGACTGGGCATGTTACCCACGTCAATCTTGAACACTCGGCGTTCGGGAGCACGCTGTACACGATAGATAAGAATGGCATCTTCAAGCAATTCTTTCTGTTTGTACACCTTGAAGATATTTTCAAGCACACTCTGACCAAAAGGCCAGTAACGATCCAGTCCTTCTGTCAAGCTCAAGTGCACGATGTGTTTGGCGTCTACTGCATTTTCATTGACGCCCAAGCTGAAGCGTGATCCCGTTGTACCATATGGCTCGTTGGGCACTGTATAACTGTATGGAGCACTGTAACCCGCAGTGGGTGGTTGTGCCTGGAAGTCTGTGGTAGTCTTTTCTGCCACTGTAAGGTTCTGTAAATTGGGATTGATATCCTTCAATACATACTGCTCGGGCTTTTTGCCTTCACTTTCGTTCACAATTACCTTGACCACTTTGGTCATGTCTAGCCAGAACAACTTGAATGTTTCAGGATCACGCACAAAAACCTGATCACCGTATTTTACAGTATTACGGAAAATCTTGAATGCTCGGGTATCAAATTCATTCAACTTGCACCACTGTTGCAGTTGCTTTTTGATAAGTTCAACTTCAGTCTGAGTAGGATCATCATTGAATTTTATTTCAAATGGAGTACCATTCTGTTCGTTTACCTGAGTACTGAACTCACTCAGAATGTCCAGGCATGCATTGATTTCAGGGTCCACATCCATCATTTCATACTGGTTATAACGTTCAATGCGGTTTGGGTGACCAGTGTATACTTCAGGCAATCGACTTTGGTAATTACGGAATGCAAAATCGTTGCTCCAGCCACCAGTGGGTTGCTGTCCCATGCCGGCTTGACCATTCCAGGCGCCAGTGTTATTCCCAGCCCCACTGATGGGACTCATGCTACCATGTTGGTTTGTGAACTTTTTCTTATAGGCCATGCGTGTGGATACCGTGATGTTTAGTATTTAGCCATTAGTTCATGCTATAGCTTAAAAGATTACCCTGAATGTCTTTACTACTGTTTAAAACATCAATCACATCCATAAGTTTTTCGTTCATAGCGGCAAATTGGGTGATCATTTTTTCAACTGTTTGATCAGTGACCCCTTTTGAACCTATTGAATTGGCTATTTCTCTAAACGATTCCTGTATCTTGATATTGTTATCTGATACAATTTCCACTTGTTTGATTGCCATTTGATCAATCAAGTTCTTGGTATTCAAAGAAACTGGTACATTACCCTGCTTCATGGGTATAACAGCTTCCTGCAATCCGGGTTTTTCTGCCAATAATCCTATTGTGGGCTTATTCACTACTCCACCATCTGCAAACGCGGCAAGTGCTACATCCCAACCCACATGTGCTTTATTGTTGCCAACTCCAGCGTAATAACTCTTGCCTTCGGGTCCTGAGGGCAAGCCAGCCCATTCAGCAGAAAGGTTCGTCAAGAATCGTTCTTTGGCTTGCTGTGTGGGATTTCGTTCGTATTGGCCATAACCTCTTCTTCTGATTAAAAAGTCAGCAATCTTGTCTTGCGTTGATTCATCAAATTTCTGATTGCGATCCAAACCCAATTTTCCAACTGCTTCATTTAGAGTGGTTGCAATAACTTGATACTTGCCAGCAGCACTGCCCTTGCCTTCCTGGATCAATTGTCTTTGCAATTGCATGACCTCAGCAATAGTCATGTTAGTAAGTGGTGCAGTTCCACCACCCACAAGGATATTGTAATTGCCTCCACTCTCTACACTTGCAATCAGTTCTCGTATTTTTGATAGCTGTGGTGCTTGTCCTGGCACCTCTAGTCCTGGAGGAGCGCCGGCCGCGGCCATTGATGAGGCGCCGATGAGGTCTCCACTGCCGACAATTTTGGCAATTCCTGGTGGCAGGGGCACGGACTTTGTTGCAGCAGGTGTGGTTGGTGCCGCGGACTTTGTTGCAGCAGAGGTAGAGGACGAGGGCGTGGTTGGTGCTGAACTAGCCACATCTGCAATGGGAGCACCTTCCATTTGTGCAGCAATGTCACTATAATCCATTTCGGCTGGAGCTGACCTGCCCACAGATGTACTCTTGCTGTCGTGAACGCCTCCTTCTATTTCAAGACCCACAGAACGGGCAAATAATTCTGCTGCTTCTTTGAAAGTTTTACTTGCCATCGCATTGATTTTGGCTGCCGGCATAAAGCTCGCCAATGCTTCATCTTGAATAAGCGCCGCTGCTCGTTGGTTGCGAGAAGCTTCAACCATATCTTTAAGTTCTTTGTCAACTTTTTTTCCAGAAGCAATATCTTCTTTAACTGCTTTTATAAAGTCATCGACTGCTGTTTCACCCGTGAAGCCAGCTTTTAGTGCCTCTGTTTGAAGTTTTTGTTCACGCAGTTGGAAATCATCCGATTTAATAATATCTCGGGTCATTCCTTCAATTCTACCAGTAAAACCTTGAACTCCGGCCAGTGTTTGTTGATTTTGTCTTATGCCTTCAGCAGCAAACCTCATCATTTGGCCCTGGGTCATGTCCCGGTCACCATATTCTTGAAGTCTAAATTGCTGCATGGCTTCTATAGCTTCAGTTGTAGTTGGCCCCCCAGCACCGTATTGTAAAATTCCTTTTGCTTCAATTCCCTGGGACTGAAGCATCTTAAACAAATCTCTGAATCGTTCAAGTCTCTTTAGTTCTTCTTTAGCACCCTCATCGCCAGATTCTGCACGTTGTCTAGCATCAATAAGCGCAGACCTAAAACGTTCTTCTGCCATGGCTGCTTCCATGGCTTTTTGTTGTTCTTCTACGCTTGCACCAGTTAAATCAGCTAAGGTTTGTAGTTCACGGGCATAGCTTTCGCTCTGTTTTTTGAGTTCTTCAGCAGACATTAGCTGAAGTTTTCCTGTCTTTGCCTGTATGGTCATGTACTGCAATGTTGATGCTCTCAACCTGTCAGCAGTAATACCCAACATTTCTAATTCTTTGCCAACATCACTCTTTTCTATTTCACCACTTATTCTGGCAAAGCCAGTCAGACCCTGAGTTATAGTTCCACCCATAAGGCCTAAATCTTTGCTATTCTCAAGTGCAATCTTGTTAAACTTATCAATTTCGGCAATAGAGAAGCCAAATGTTTGCAACTGGTCTCTGATTTCTCGTAGACCACCTGGCCCTGCTGCACCAACTTTGGCTAGTTCATTATAACTCTTAAAAACATCATCAACTTGTTTGGCAGCAAGTTCATTTAGCTCTGCCATTTTTTCAACAATTTTGGCACCGCCAATGCCAACTGCACTAAAAACTCTAAGTGCAATTTTAGCTGCACGAGCCATTGGTAGTAAAAATGATGCAACTGTGGCTATAGTACCAGCCACTTCCATGAAACTACTAATGGGTTTTACAAAATCAGTGAATGCCTTGGCTGCAACTTGTGCCCCGCGTTCTCCCCGCACCAAAGCTGAACTGAAAGTCATAAAACCTTTTACGACACCTTCACTAGCGGCTTTTAGTCCCTCAAGTGCAGTCACTGCCTTGATGCTACCGCCGAAACCTTTTACAAACCGGTCGCTGAGTTCATTGTTTAAGAAATTTCCAAATGTTGTACCGCTGCTCTGAATATCAGCCCAGGTCTGACGGCTAGCCATTTTGGTTTCTCTGAGGTTAGCAGCCTGTTCACGGAATTTTTGCCGTTCACGATCTCGCTCTTGACGAGCTAGTGCTTCTTCTTGTTCTGCTTTGGCGTCGGCTCGTTTTCTTTCTTCTTCGCCTAACCGTCTATTTTCTTCCGCTAGTTCTTCTGCACTCATGGCGGCGCGGCGTTGAGCTTCTTCTTGCTCACGAGCAGCATTTTCTAATTTTTCCTGGCGGACAGTGGCTCTTTCAACAGCATTAGTGAAATCGTCAATTCGCGCATCTTCACGCCCGCGAATGCGAGAACCTTCTCCAATTCGCTCACTAAGAAGCCCCAGTGCACTGATCAGTTGTTTGATGCTACGATCTGTGCTTTTAAGATCGGACGCTTGATTTTGCGCCTGCTGTGTAGTTTGGTTACGAGTACCCAAAGCCCGGGTTAACTCTCGCAGTTCAAAGAGCAGGTCATCAATTTGTGTTTCTGTTGCCATATTTTTCCAGCGTTCCAGTGATTTATAAATACCCCTAAGCGGTACCAACGCGCCTATAGATATTTATCCAGAAAAACCAGCACGGAGCAACATTATGGAACACAATCCCCTAAGACAATTTTTTCGTCGTCCCAGCATTTACATTAAACTTCCCAGCGGTGGACGCTTTTATGGCCCTGATGTATATGAAGCCACAGAAAATGGCGAAATTCCCATCTACCCCATGAGTGCCATTGATGAGATTACTAGCAAAACTCCTGATGCAGTATTCAGCGGCCAAGCTGTAGTGGATATCATACAAAGTTGTGTGCCCAATATCAAAAATGCCTGGAAATTGAATGTCATCGACATGGAGACCATAATCATTGCTATTAGAATTGCCAGCAGTGGAGAAGAACTGGATATCACTAGCACATGCCCAGCTTGCGAAAATGAAGCAGATTACGGTGTGAACCTGGTGCAAATCATGAGCAACCAGGGGGATATTAACTATGAAGAAACTCTGAAACTTCGTGATCTTGAAATCAAGTTCAAGCCTCTTACATACAAAGAAACAAACAATAACAATCTGGCTCAATATGAGTTAAGGAAGATTGCGGCAATATGGGAAGCCAGTGAAGCCACCCAAACCACTGAAGATGTTAAAGAAGCGGTTCAAAAGTTAAACCAACTTATGACTGACATTATTGCCAGCACAGTTGAATACATCAAGACTCCAGAAGTTACTGTTACCAATCAGGAGTTTATCAGAGAATTCCTGGAAAATTGTGACAGGCAGACTAACAAAGCAATAAAAGAAAAGAGTATGGAACTCAAAACGCGCAATGACCTAAAGCCCATGCGTTTGAAGTGCATAAACTGCAATCATGAGTATGACCAGGAATTAATGCTGAATATTACTAATTTTTTCGGTTAAAGCTTCTCCCACTTGATGTGCCAGAGATGCAGAGAATGGCTGATGGCATGTGGAGAGAAGCACAACACATCAAACAACACGCACTAAAGATGGCCTGGTACATGCGTGGTGGTGTTCAATATGAAGATGTA